GCAATGGCTTCGATCAAGGCCCCGAGTGTCGTTGCCTCCCAGGAGCGCGTTTTGGGGCTGCGAAACGGCCCGACCATGTCGGCCGCCTTCGCGGAGACGGACAGCGTGGCCGGGGGCGAACGGATCTCGATCTCATCGACGATGAATTTGCCCATCGCCACCCAGGCGCGGCCAGCGTAGGACAGCGAGACTTCGAGCACCGTGCCGATCTTGGGAAGTTGGGCGATGGCGCCATCGGCGCGGCGGCGGTCGTCCAGGGTCAGGCGCAGGGCGTCCGAGGACAAACCGGCTTCGTCAGTGACCACCAACTCCAGCAGCCGGTCGGCCACGGCGCGGGTGATGTCGGTACGGTCGGCGAGGATCAGGAAGGTGGGTTGCATCGTGCGTCTCCTCTACGACCAGATCCGCACCAGCGGCAGCACCGGCTGGTCGGTGAGTGCGGGCATCAGCACAGGGGTGCCTCCCGGCAAACGCAGCATCTGCGCCACCGGCAGTCGTGCCAACTGGTGGTTGGCCTCGATCACCAGTGGCAGCACGTCGAGGCGGCCGTAGTGCCGCCAGACCAGCGCATCGAGCATCTCGCCCTCGCAGGCGGTGAGCACCAGGGCGTCGAACTTCTTGCGGCTCATGGCAAGGCCTCCTGCAACCCAACCAGGGCGGTGTGGGTTTTTTCCAGCAAGGCGATGAGCTCGCCGGCGATCTCGCTGTGTTGCTGGCTGTAGAGCACGGGGTCGGTGCGCGCCTGGATCTGACTGGCGGTGGTCCACAGCGCATTGATCGCGGTCAGCAAGGCGGTGATCTGCGCGTCCAGTGCAGCAGCGGAGCTCAGTGGTGCGTTGGCGGTGCTGATCATCTGCTGCACCAGCGGATCGACCGCGTGGATCGTCAGCCCGGCCGACATCAGCTGGCTGTGCAGGCCATTGAGGCTGGTGCCGAAGGTGGCGAGCAGTTCCTTCAGGGCAGTCTGGATCGCGGCCACCGTAGTGACTTCACTGGCGGTGCCCGTTTCTTCCAGCAAACCGGGCAACGATCCGAGCAGGTCATCCATCGCGCCAATGGGGTCGGTGAGGACTGAATCGATGACCGAGAGCACAGCGAACGGACTCCAGCCACCCGAGTAGTCGGTGACGGTCTCATCCTCGCCGTAGGCCTTGAGCTTGACCTCAAAGCCCACCCGGCGCGGCTGACCGTCGTCCAGCAGCACGCTGCGGGTGTCGCCCACTTCGACGATCACCCACGACCCCCACACCCGGCCCAGACCATCGACCAGTTGCAAGGGCTCGCCCCGGTCGGCCAGTTCGCGCATCTCCTCAACTTGTGCCAGACCCGCATCGAACCCCGGAAACAGCACACCCTGCAGCCGGATCTCGGCGGGCTCGCGGCCGGTGAACTGCAGGGCGGGTTCTCGCCCGATACGGGCCTGTTCCGGCCAGCGCCAGGACTGGCTCATGGCCAGACTCTGGTAGGTGGCGTGCCCCATCTCGAAACGAAACGGCCCCAAGGCCAACATCACGCGTTCGGCCATAGCGAACCTCCGCAACAGGAAATGGAACTCAGGACAGACGATCAGTCGTGCAACGCGGCACTGGAGCCGCGCAATGCATCCCGGATCAGGCTGCGCAGCCGACTGTCGAGCAGATCGGCCAAGGCCTGCGGGTCGCTGCCCGGGGGCGCATGGATGGTGATCTGCGGGGCGAAGTGGATCGAGGGCGCACCGGGCGTGTGCGGTGCGCTGGGCGAAGGCGGTGCCGCCAGTGACGGGCTCCCGGGTATGGAGATCTGACCAGACGGCACGGCCAAGCCCATCGAAGGCCGATCCGGTGAGGGCAGGCGCAGACCCTGTGCTGGCGATACCACTTCAGGGTTGGCCAGCGACAACGGCACCGCCTGCAGCGACTGCGCCAGTTGCCCGACCTCACTCACTACCGCCGGCCCCGCGGCCGCCACCCCTTGCGCCAGCCCGAGCGACAGCGCGCTGCCCAGCGTGGCGAACACCCGCGACGGGCTGTGGATGCCCAGCATCGCCTTGAAGCGGTCACGCACCCCGGCGGCCACTTCACCGACTGCGGCGACGGCCTGCTCTGCGGCATTGCGCACGCCTTGGGCGAGGCCTTGCAGCAAGCTGCTTCCCAGACTCATGAACTGCCCGGGCAGGCTGCCGAGCGCACTCAGCATCGATCCCATCACCGACTGCAATGCCTGCAGTGGGTTGGGCGAACTCAGCACAGCGGTCAGTTGCTGCCAGGCCGACTGGGCACCGCTGACCACGCCGGCCCACAGGCTGCCGAAGAACCCCGAGAGCGGTTGCCAGGCGGCTTGCAGCGCAGCCAGCGGCGAGAACGACACCAGCCACCGGAAGCCCTCCATCACCCAGCCCACCAAGGTGCCCACGGCCCGGATCGGGAACGTCAGCGCCGTAAAAGCCGTGCTCAATACGCTGCCGATCACCGTCCCGAGGGACTGGCCCGATGCCGAGAGGCTGTCGAATTCATCCTTGGAAAGCGTCACCGGCGCGAGCAGTTCGCCCACCCAGCCGATCAGGCCGCTGACCGCATCGGAGATAAACCCGAAGACCGACGCCACCGCCTGACCAATCGGTGCCAGCGGGGCCAGTACCGTAGTCAAGCTGCTGATCGCTGGCTGGACGCCTGCGCGAATGCCCTCGAACACGCCCCCCACATAGGCAGCGATGGGGTCCCAGTATTTGCGAATCACCAGCGCCAGACCGGCAACCGCCGCACCAATCCCGGCCACGATCCAGGTGATCGGGTTGGCGAGCAGCGCGGCCGTCGTTGCACCAATCGCCGGCAACATCGACCAGAAGGCCAGCGCCGCCGACTTGATCGGGGCGATCAGCCCGAGGGCACCCGTCTGAATCCGACTCCAGGCCAGCGACAGAATGCTGGCACTGGTTCCAGTGGCCGCCGCCTGCACTTGCAGTAGCGCCAGACCGGCCCGGGCCGACTGAAACGCCACCTGGGCACCGAGTATCGGCCCCTTCACGAAGGTCCAGGCATAGCCCAGTGCGATGGTGGCCACCTTCAAACCCAACACGGCGCCGACGGTGCCCACCACCCCTCGCGTCACGATGGGGAAACGCTCGGCCAGATTGGCCAGGCTGTCGATCGGCCCCATCAGCGCGCCCACCAGGCTGTTCAAGGCCGGCAGCAGCGCATTGCCCACCGTGATGCCGAGCCGGCTCATCTGGTTTTTGAGGAGTTGCAGGTTGTTGGCGGTGGTCGCCGAACGCGCTTCATACTCTTTCTGCATCGAGCCCGCGTAGGCCGTCTGATCGGCCACCAGACCCACCGCCTTCTCGTAGGTCTCCATCGAGCCCACCAGCTTGGCGATGTCGTCGGCGTACTCCATGCCGAACAAGTCCGACAACGTACCCATCAGATCGGGCGCCTTCTTCACTTGCTGCAGGAAGGTGGTCAGTGCGCCTTGGGCATCGCGCTGGATCATCTTCTTCATGACCTCAGCGGACAGCCCAATGTCCTGCAGACCCTGCTGGAACTTCTCGTTCTGCTTGTCGGCGGTCGCCAACTTCATCAGCAAGGCGTTGATGCCGGTGGCCGCCACCTCGGGTGGCGTCTTGAGCGCCAGGAAGGTCGCGCCCAGGGCATTCAACTGCGCGCCGGATAGCCCGAAGAGCTTGGCGGTCGAACCGGCCCGGTTGGCGATGTTCAGAAGATCGGAAGCCTTGGCGTCCATGTTGTTGGACAGGTGGTTGATGGCGTCGCCGAGCTTCACCACCTCGTCCTGGGTGAGGCCGAAGATCGAGCGCAGGCCCGTCATCGCCGCACCTGCCTGTTGACCCGACAGGTCGAAGGCCACGCCCATCTTGGCGGCGTCCTCGGCAAAGCGCAGCAACTCCTCGCGGGCGATGCCGGCCTGACCGGCAGCCGCGACGATGGCCCCAATGCCGTCAGCGGCCATCGGAATGCGGGTCGACATCAAGAGCACATCCTTGCTCATCTGCCCGAACTGATCCGGCGTGTCGAAGTTGACCACCTTCTTGACGTCGGCCATCACCGACTCGAACTGGACCGCCGGTTGCACCAAACCATAGAGGGCGCCGCCCAGAGCGACTGCGTCCATCATCTGGGCGCGGTAGGCGCTGCGGTTCTCCAGGTTGCGGGCTTGTGCTTGCTGCGCCCGGGTCAGCGCTTCAGTGCGGGTGCGCAGGGTCTCCAGCTGGCTACCGAGCCGCGCAGACTCGCTGCCCATGGCGCGGGTGTTCACCCCAGCCCGGGTCAAAGATGTGCTCAGTTCATCCACCGCTGCCCGCTGGCGGCGGTAGGCCTCTTCCGCCCGAGCCGCCGCTGCACGGGCGCGTTCCAGCTCGCGGGCCTGCTTGGCCGAAGGCTCACCACCTTGACCAGCGATATTCGCTTCCAGGCCAGAGACTTTCTGCTGGGCAGCACGCATCGCCAGGGCGGCATCCTTGGCCTGGCTGCGCAAAGTCTCCAGCTGCTTGATGCCCGACTGCTTGTTGCCCAGGTCGGCCATGGTGGAGCCCAGCTGGTTCAGCTGCGCCTGGGCACCGCGCACGGCCGAACCGAGCGAGGCCGCCAGCGTGGCACCGATGCTGATCTGAACGGGATGCGCTGTGGCCATGGGGAAACCTCGGAAATCATCAAATCATCAGGACGAGGCAGCTGCAGACGAAAGTCGCCGCGCCAACGACAAGGCCTCG